ATGCTGGGGGTTGTCCATGAAGGTGCCCGCATTGGCTGCATCATTGCCCATTACCACGAACTCGCCACGCTGACCGTCCGGGCTGCTGATTGCAATACCGGTGCCGGTTATGTGGTTGTAAACCAGCTCGACACTGCCCGAGCTTGCCCCGGTGTTGCGGCGTATGCCCACCCCGGTGCCATTGCCCACAAAGTTATTATGCACCGCGATAGCATCGTACTGTTGCTGGTATAAGGACCCAGCAAAAAGCCCAATATTAATGCTGGCAGGGTCTGCCCCTGACCACCCGGTTACGCCACTGATTAAATAATTGCCCGATACATCGGCCCCGCGAATATTGTCCTGTAGCAACAAATCGCCGGTGGTGTTGTTCTCGAAATAGTTGCCGGTTACCGTTAGTGCCTGCACACCGGTGGCAAACGCCGCGCCAATTACCGCGCCTTTAAATTCACAGCCCCGCACTGTTATCTGTTGGAGAGCATCGCCCACCTCAGTGGTGCCGGTGTCGCCCATTTGCAAGGCATAGGGTGCATTGCCACCGCCCTGAAACGTAGTAGTGGCCAGCTCATACGCGCCTGCGGGCTGGGTTGTATTGGTTATTAAACAAGGCACCCCGGACACTGCCTCTACTCCGCAATCATTAAACCGCAGAAAAAAGCTGTTATCGAAAGCCACGCCACCGCCGGTACCTTTCTGACGTATATATACCCGGTCAAATCCCAGGTTTATTGACATAAAGAATATGTCGATCAAAGGGCCCGAACTGTTGCCAATAATTGACAGGTCGGCCCAGGACAGCACCCGCCCACCACCGGGTTCGATACCGGCAGCTACGTGGCCACTGGGCTGACCGGCATCGGGAGCAAAGGTCAGCGTTGAGCCATTGGAGCGGCCATTGGTTTCGTTGTCGCGATCGTTACGACCAACGCCCTGCATTTTTATGAACCCGGCCTGCCCATTCAGGTTGGTATTAAAACCGGGGTTATTGACCGCATCAAAATTATAGTACAGGGGCACCGTATGCGTCATAGGCTCCTGTGCCAGCCTTACTTGCATGGGGCCAAAGCTCGCCACGTTGATGGCGGTCTGCAGTGCCAGGTTAGGGTCTGAAATGGCCGGGTCATAGCGGCGCACATCACACAGTCGGTAGTTAAGATTAACCGGGGTAATGCCCGCTGAAGTCTCCGCTGACTGGGTATCTTCGCCCATGGCGATATTAAGCTCGCGGGGGGTGCGGTCCACCTCCCCGTCTATATTGGGAAAACTGGTGAATACATCCAGCTTTAACGCTCGAATCTGATCGTCGCCCTGACTAATGCTATCGGTGCCTAACGGGGTGGTGGGGTCAATGTCTGAAATGCTCATAAGGTACTCATCGTCGGCGCTTCGCCGTGTCGGGACCATTCATTGGATACTGTAATACGGGCTAACTCGGTGTCGAACAGCTGTAAGTACGCCACGCCCAGTTGCTGGTCCTGGGTAAACACCGCGCCCTCCACCAGTGCCCCGTACAGGAACAGCTGTGGATAATTGTCTAACATGGCATTGGTCTGGGTGGATTGAAGCGCGGGTAACGCACGGTAGTAGGTGAGGCTGACCACATCGCCCACGCCTACAGGTGCGATGGATATGCGCAGCCCCTCGGTGGCATACACCAGCGGTCTGACACCGGTTCCGGTACTGCCCTGGAAGCGGGGCAAGGCGTGTAACCCTACCGACTGCAGCGCATAGGGCGAGCGGGCACCGCTAAACAGCACCTGACGCATGCCTACATACCCGGTGGGCAGCGGTTCGTTGTCTGAGTTAAATGTAATGTCCTGAAAATCCACCATTTCAGGACTGCGCAGCTGGCGATAGATACGCGCCTCGGCAAGCTCAATCCAGGTTTCTGAAATGTTGTCGATGTCGGTCCTGTGCAGGTAGTCGGCAATCAGGACCTTTAGTTCGGCGTAGTTCATATTGTGCCCCACGACCCTGCGCCTGGCGTTAGAGTCTGATCACCTGCCGCCCCCAGGGTGCCGGAGTTGATTAAGGCGGTACCGCTGCCCTCATCTATCCGCAAGGCTATTTCAGGCAATGCCCCGGGCGATAGTGTGGGGTTGGTGGTAAACCAAAATTTAACGTCATACAAAGCACCCTCAAAGAAATCAGCAACCAGCGCCTGGCGGCCACCCACTATTGCCGTGGTTGGCGCATCGGTCGGGCCTGTAGTGCCATCGCTGACGTTTATATCATCCAGCAATAATCGTTGCACCGCAAAACTGCCCAGCGCGCCATCCCATTCAGTACGCAGCTTATAGACTCTATCGGGCACCATAGTAACGCCGGAACTGGTGGCAAACAGCGCACCACGTGCCGCAGATACCGACCCGCCCGCGTTAAGCCGCAACAGGTCAACATTGCTAGCCTGTTCCATGAGGTACTGGGAAATGCCAACAACCGCCGCGACATAGCTAACTTCAATCGCCCCGGCAGAATCCCCGGGCGAGATTATATCGGTCGCTATATGCGATGCCAGTCCATCGAAAAGGAACACGGTCCGACCGCCTGCAAAGGGCTTTCGCCGCTTAGGTACTGCATAGCGTTTATTGCCCGGGTGGGGCAGCACGGCGGTAACGGGCCGTTGAAATGCCCTGACTACGCTGCGGTGGCTCATTAGATTGTAAAGCCCGCGTAAGCAGTCTGTATTTGTGCTGCGGCAATAGTTGAATTACCCCAGCCGTTAAGCCACGAATTAGACTCCGGCGTGCCTGGCACGTGCGGGTCAGTTGTTACTTCCTCGCCTGCAAAAGCCGCTTGCCTGCCCTCACTGTACGCCCGGTCAGGACGGGTGCCGGGATAGACCGGGGGCTCTTCTGGCTTTAAAGGGTCCGTGTTTACGTGTTTACCAGCCATGGTTATGCCCTCTGTATGCGGTATGGTTTACCTTCAATACTGTTAAAGAACTTAATAGTGGCCTTGCGGGCAATCTCTGCATCACTGCAAAACAGGTCCGGGTGGCTTTTCTGGATACGCAGGAAGTCAATAATAGGCATACGCCCCACAAACCTGCCGAATGACAGGTCGCGGGGTTTATTGCCAAGGCTGGCTTCTTTGCGCTCATACGCTGTGTCGGCCATCACCGCATTACGGGTAGGCTGGTTGGTTTCCTTCACCAGCTGTGTGGTCAGCTTAGAACCGGTTGGCTGGTCCCAGTACCGCACCCGTAATTCGCCCTCGTTAATCCAGGGCGTTTTGCCCGCCATTAGTTAAATGTAAACGGAGTGGTTGGCTCAATGTCAGCGACATAGCCCAGACCATCCCAGTTCTTAACACACAGGCTCCAGTCAACATGCATAAACCGCTTTTCACTGAGTCCTGTCTTAGCCAGTGGTTCGACCCGGTAACCGGTCAAATATGACATCGCAATCAATGACGAATCAAGAATAAACATGTTGTCATTGTTGGCTGCGTACTCAGGCTGCAAGCGGTTAGGTATCAGCTTCAGGGTGCCGAAGTCGGTCAGGAAGATATCCACCGAACCGGAGCCTTCACGTTCTGAAGCACCTCCACCACCGTCTGCGATGAGACTGGCTATTCTAGCGCTGGATGAAAAAAGGTATTCCGAAAAGAGCCTTTTTACTGCCGGGGTAGTGCATGCCGTAGACGGGTTGCCGCCCTTGGTATACACGGCCTGCACAACATCACGAATTTTAGTCTCGGTGCCTGCCTCGGGCGTACCTGGAGTGGATACTGCAACCAGTGAATCGGTTACCACATCATCCCAGCCGCCATCTAAGCCTCCAGCACCTCGGAACACGTTGCCGGTGGTGGGATTGCCTTCGATGTCGGTATCGTTGACCAGCCAGGCCGCTAGGCCCGCTGATACGCCTGCCACCGCACTGGTTCCAATAACGGAAGGGTTATTGCTCCAGATTGTGGCTTCAACGTCCCGCCGCAGCTCTTTTTGCCGCTCGGTGACCTGATAGGCCAGGGTATTGGCAAAACCAATGGTATTGACTGCATCGGCGCGAGTAGAGACACGTACTTCCTTGCCACGTATCTCCGAATGATTGCCCATGCGTCGACCGGTTTTGGACAAGTCTTCGTCGATGTCCTGGCCATCAATTAACTGGCCATCGATTTCAGCATCACGCAGACGGTCAACGGTCCACTCGAAAAACTGGTTAGTGTGGGAGCTGGAACCAAACATGTCGGTGCCAACCAGTGGGATTTTGGATATATCCCAGATTTTGTTCATGACGTCTTCGCGGATAAGTCCTTGTTCTGAAACGTCTTTTAGGTCAAAAGCATCAAGGTTCGAGGTACTCATTAGGTGTGCGCTCCATTAGCCTTTCATCAGGGCTACGACCGCCGCATTCTGGCTAATCTCGCCCTTATTGTATTGACTCACAGCCTTATCAGCCGTGGCCAGGACTGTCTGGTTTGCATTGGCGCGGTTCTGCTGCTGGGATTGCTTAACGGGTACGGCTGACACCTTTACCCGGTTACGCAACCGGGCATAATCGGTCAACAGACGCAGCTGTACGGGGTCAATCAATGAATCCGCCTGCGCTACGCTGTAGCCGTATTCGAGCAACAATCCACGAATGGCCTTCAGGTCGCTGGTTCGTACCTTTTCATCGGCCCAGCCATCAATGGTATCGATGGCCTGGCTGTTGGCTGCCTTGACGGTGGCCTCCCACCGCTGTGCGACCTCTTCCTGAGTCAGGTTTTGGTCGGACAGGGACAGCTGATATTCCTGCTGCTTCCTGATTAACTCATTCTCGGAGCTGATTCGCTTGTCCTCTGCACTGGACAGCATCTCATCCACCTGCAAAAGCTTTTTAGCCTGGTCCTTCGCCTTACCCAGCGTCATGCCGGGAACCAGCTCGTATCTAGCATAAAAATCTTTTGCAGATATGCCTAGCTTTTCAGCTATGCCCTTCGCGGTTAATGGTTCTGGTTCGGCCTTCTCAGGCTCATCATCCACCGGTGACTGTTTGGGCGCGTCACCTTCCGCCGCTAATGGAAGCTCCTCAGCCTCCGAATCCACCTGAGCCGTGCCTTCCTCAAGGGGCTCAGTCGGTGCAATGGGATTGCTGGCCATAAGGGCTGCAATCTCACTGATTTGTGATTGTTCCACTATAGTCTCCCGCTGCTAGACGGTCAATGATGGCCATTGTCATGTCCAGCAGGTCGCCCAATTCTCGGTACTGCCTGTCACTGGTCAGCCACCACTGCTCTTTAAACTCATCACGCAGCCTTGTTTCCAGATTGAGAGCTACCATTAGAGCCTTCAGCTCCTTGGCCTGGCTCGCTGTTACCAATGAGCTGGACAGTGAGTTTTGCCTCTTCAATTTCTGCGTCTTGTCCGAGTTTGAGTCGGTCGGTTTCGTTGTCAAAATCATCATCCTGTTTATCAAACATTACCCGCATACGGTCAGTCTCAGCCTTGAACTGCTCAAGCTGCTGTTGCATCTCAGCCATCTGAGCTTGCATTTGCTGTTGCTGCTGTTGCGACTCGCTAGACTGCTGCTGCCCTTGCTGCCCCTTCTGGCTTTGCGGGTCAATCAAGTACTCTTCGGAATCATCCAGCTGTGCGGCCCGCATCCAGTCGGTAGCTGCCTTGTGAATGCCGTCCAGGTCGACGGCGACCCCCATCCCACCCATAGTGGTAATAGTCTGTTGAAGTTGCATAACGGACTGTAAATTGGCTGCATGTCGTCGTCGCTCCCCCGGGCTGAGTGCCACGGTTATGTTAATGCGTGATCTAGGCTTCCACTCGCTGGGCGATGTCTCTACCCATTCACCCGCCCGCCTATAGGTCAGCTTGCCGACATACTCTTCACGCAGCACCCGGTGCATCTTCAGGAATGCGTCCTTAATGAGCGTATTGGCCAGGTTGCGCGATACCTCAGCGGCCATCTGTTCGGCTGGGCCTAGCTGCACCTCAGCTGACAGCCCGCTGATTGTCTTTAAGCCCTGGGCCTCGACTGATTGCAGGTCAAGGGACGCGCCTGTTTGTTCGGAACGGACCCGGTGCATCTGCTGAATGAATGCCATTGACTGGGTAGTGATGTCATTGACCGGCATCCAGGCCACGCTCATGGGGTCCTTACTGCGTATGCCCCTGCCCGGTGCGGTGGTCATTATGTCGTCCACATTGGTGGTTGCCGGGTCAAATATGGGCCGCTGGTTGTTGGCAATGCTCAGATTATCCTGCAGCTGGCGGCGTGCACCGGTGAGCTGATTCTCGGTCTGAATCAGCAGGTCATAAACGCCTAAGCCGCTCCACCTATGATTGACGGGCCAGCCACTGCCGGAGCTGTAAGGGAACTGGCTCACCGGACTGCGTAACAGGATGCGCCGGTTGCTCAGCAGAAAGCGCCATTTCTCACTAATTCCGTCATCATCCATATCAATTTGGGCATACGTCCAGAAGCATTCGACCTTTTCCTGGTCGGTATTGACATTGGTCTGGATGCTGGACTGGCCATCAATAAACTTAGCCGTTATGTCGGTATTGCTGACACTGTAGTTACTGGTGATACCGTCATCGGGTGAGGCGGGCAGTTCGTAAGCTGTTTCACGTGAAACGCCCAGTTCCACCAGCTCCGAACGGCTGGATATAAACCGCTCGGACATGAACGGGTGCCCTCGGGTGCTGGCCTGGTCCTGGTTTGGGTCAATGTAGAAGTAAGCGGGCTCAATGGCCCTGACTCGCAGCCGCTGGGTTTTGGTGGTTATTTTAACGTGCGTCAGCTCATCATCACCGCTGACTTCCTCGACGTCCATATAGCCTGCCATCTCAAGCCCGGCCAACACCTCACCGATAGGGGCTGCAAACTTGCGAGTCTCAACCTCGACCTTGTCCTCAAGATATACCTTCAAAATGCCATTGCGGAACAGCAGCGCGTCCTTAATTGCCGCAGCCAGCTGGTTCATGTTGTCACCGGTCCTGAATATGTCATTCAGCGCCTTGGCTTCGGCGTCGGCATTGTCAACGTCATCTTCGCCAGTGGGTGGGAAGTCAATCAGGTGCGTGCAGTCATAGGTGGGTATAATCGTCGCGCAGAGAGCGTGTACGGTGTCCCGTATCGACGTATCCAATACTCTGGACCGACCGGGCACCTCATCGCCGCGTTCCCTGACCAGATATCGTTGCCATGCCTGGTATCTGATTTCTTGCAGTGCTGTGTTGGCATAGTCCACCGCCCTCACCTGGTAGTTCTCTAAGATGGTTATTAGGTCATCATCTGAATAGTGGCTGTTGTGGCTGCCGTAGCTGTGATCGCTCATATAACCGCCCTGTCCATGTCCGAATAGTCGAGTGTACCGCCCCAGTTGTTGCCTACCAAGTGCTGACTTACCGCAAAGTAGCGCAGCGCGTCAGCAAAATCAGTCTCCCAGGTGTGCAGCGGCTTGAGTGCGTAGACCTGGTTCTCATCTGAATAGTCTGCCCGGTATGTCTTTAGCGCCTCCACGCCTCGAAAGCAAGTATCCCTGTTGATGCGAATGCGGGTAATGAGACTGCGAGTAGCGTTAATGCCCTCATCCAGTGTGATGTTTGGGGCAATGATCGGGCTAATGCCGTACTCGCGCAGCTGTTCAATGCGTGTCTTGCCGGAGCCCCATTCCTTCACCCTTGCATCGTGAGGTACAACCCAGTCCCCGAAGTTATATTCAGTGTGGCGCTTAATCTTCGGCACGATGGTGGGCAGGCCCTGACGCTGGTATTCCTCGCAACGTATGGCCCTGACATCCGGGCCCATTATCTGCAGGTACCACACCACGGTGCTGTTACCCACGCCTATGTCCAGGGCTATATGGACAGGCAGCTCGGGGTCATGGGGCACAATGCCTATGCGCCCTGACTTTTCAGCTTCGGTCATCTCGGTGCCGAAGTAGCTGCCTTTAAGCCCCGCATCCCAGTCGCACTGTATCTCCTGGCGGTACTCGTTCGGGTCCAGATCGGCCTTAAGCTGGGCCAGCTCATCATCATCTAACGAATC